TTAAAATAGCTTATTTATTTCTGCACGTGCTTTTTCTTGACCTTCGGCTGTTGAGTGAGTGTAAACATCTAAAGTCAAGTCAATAGTTGTGTGACCTAAAATCGCTTGTACGTCTTTAGGATTTACTCCAGCTTGATTTAGTAGAGTAGCAAAAGTATGACGTAAGCCATGAATGGTTATACGCTTTAAATCTGTCTCTTTAGCATAGATTGCTCTTCGCCATTGATCTGGCTTACTTGGTCTTAGAAATGTGCCATCGGCAGTGTGAAAAAGCTTATCAGACAAATCGGTTCTGTAGTGCTTTAACTCAGATGCTAATTTATCATCTAAAGGAACGTAACGTTTTTTATTGCCTTTAGGTAATTGAGTTATATACTTGTTGTTCTCACCATAAGCGGTTGTACGCTGAATGAAAATTCGATGCTTGTTAAACTCAATATCATTCCATTCAAGTGCTAAGGCTTCACATTTTCTCATACCGGTTGAAGCAAGAATAGAAAAGTAGACGTATGAACGCTCGCTATAATTTTTAGCGGCTGTCAAAAAGGTTTTAATTTCGTCAGCACTATAAAAATTATGTGCTGTATCACGACGCTTTTTAACCGTTGTCTTTTTAGGTAAAAGGGAAGCTCTAGCAGGATTACGGTTAAGTAAGTTTATGTCTATTGCATACTCAAAAATACGGCGCATGTACCAGAACAAAACCTTATAATTGACGTATTTTGCTGAAAGTTTTAAGAAGTAGTCCGCAATTTCAGCGGTTGTAATCTGATCAATATATTGATTACCAAAAGCATCCTTTAAATGAGTTTTATACATTGTTTCAGTTTTCCAAAGTGTCGATTCTTTGACATCACGAGCGTAGAAAGGTAACCACTTTTGGTAAAGCTCATCAAAAGTGATCTGCTTTTCTTTGATAAAGTCTTGTGCGTTTTGTGCAGCCATCTTTTTGTAAACGGCGTCAGCTTCTTCATAACTGCTAAAGCCACGGCGGGTTGTTTCAATCTTTTTGGTGCCTTTCATTCCTAAATATAGCTTAAACATATACTTCTTTTTACCGCTTTTAAGCTTGTATGGCTTAATTGCGGTATTTTTTCGCTTTGGCATAGTTTCTCACCTCCTTTCAATAAACTTATGTTCTTTTTGATTGCTAAATATAAGCTCACCAAGTAGGTGGGCTTTTTCATTATCCTAAAATACAGGTACTGTAACACCCATGAAAGGAATATTGACATCAGCATTTGTACTAGTTTCCATCATAAGCTTATTATGATCATGAGCATTTTTAGGACCATTGCTTGTAGCTGTAAAGTGTGCGTGATCGTATGGTCCAACCGTTTGATTGGTGTGGAATTTTACATAATGATTGCCATCACCTAAATCAGAAGTGGTTAACTGATAGGTAAAATAATTGTTGAGGTAATCATCTAAGTTAACCGTTTGGTTAGACAAATTTACAAAGTCACCCTCAATTTTAAAACCATTTGGATCATAACTATGGTAGAAAGCAAACTTCATGAGTCCTTTTTTAGGAATGTTTGCAAAATATCCATAAATACTACCGCCCAGGGCAGGCTTAGAAGTCATTTTTTCAACCTTTTTTAGGTCAGCTATATCTTTAGAAGCAGTAGTTTTTTTGTTGTGATTTCTTTTTATTAGATTTTTTGCTGTATGGTTTTTCTTGTATTGCTGATATGTTTCTCTCCACTTGTGCTTGCTATCATTCATTACCCAGAATTTTTGGTTCTTTTTAAAGTAACCATTTGCATAACCGCGCTTAGTAACTACCCAGTCATATGATGCTACGTGTTGAATCTTGATAGAAGTTCCGGCTTTCAAAAGCTTTTTTCTAATCATGTAGTTTTTATATCTAGGCGTTGTGCCTTGAATCTCATAAATATATCTAGGTCTTGTCAAAACAATGGTTCTCGGCTTTTTAGCCCACCAGTACCAGCTCTTAGCAGAGACATTGTTGCTATTAACGGCTAAGAAACTACATAAAACTAAAAAGAATGTAGCAAAAAGTAATATAGATCTATTTATTTTCTTACTCATTTTTATTCACCTTAAATCATTCCAAAGATGGCAATTATTAGCATCAGTATTACACCAATCGTCCCACCTATATTGCCACCAATCATTTGACCAACTATGGCACCAAAGAAAATCAAGACAGTAGCACAACCACAGCCCATTTTTTCATTGGAAGAATTACTGCTATTGTTATTTTGTGATGTGGTTTCTTTTCTTACAGTTGATTTACTAATTTCTTTCTGTTCTTGTTGTGAATCACTTGCTTCGTAACTTGAATTATCAGACTTTTCTTGCTCTCTATTTAATTGCTCATTCAAATTATCAATGCCAGCAGACCATTTTATAATTTGATTTAATTTTGGACCAATCACTTGTGTAATCCAAACCTTATCTTCACCAGCTATGGTTGATTTGTCGTCCGAATAATGATTTTTAGCCAATTTCTGTGCTTTATTTAAATTAGTTTTAAGTTTTTCTTTTTCCTTATTAGTGCACAAAACAGGAAAATCATCAAAAGCATGCAATGCAACTTCAGTAATATAAGCAGCGTCTTTATATCTTTTCTCTCTTTGATATAAGATTCTTAATTTATTAGCAAATTTGAAATCTAAAAAGAAAATTTGAAGATAATCTTTTTCTGCTTCGTCATAATCGCCAATTTTATAGAAGTAATCAGCTTTAAATTCATAGGGCGAGGTTAATGTGCCGATGCAAAAACGTAACTTATCATTTTTATCAAAATATGGATTAGTTAAATTAGCTTCAATGTCTTGATCAGATAAATGTGGCTTTGATAGATATAGAAGATCTTTTGCTTGCTGAATTTGTTTTTCTGTAGACATTGGATAACCAGTATCAGGATTAATGCGCTGTGCCATTAGTCAACCCCATATTTCAATAATTCTTCCTGAACTAGGTAATAATTATCAGTACCAATATATTTTGCTAAATTCAACCAGTTAGCGCTTGTTATATCATTACCTAGATCAACATATTTCTTTATTTGTTCATGGACTACAAAGTTTTTTGCACCGCTCTCACAGCATATGCGAGTTATGGGATTGTCTTTGTAGTCTTTTTGTGTGTCATCATCAGCTTCAGCATGACCCAGCTCATGCAAGATGACTTTTTCAGTTTCTTCATCTGATAGCCCATCTTTAACAAAAATAAAATCAGGGCAGGGGTCAGGCATGTGACATATATATCCTTCGCCCTCTATGTCCTTATATACGAGCTTCAAATGATGGTCTTTAAGTAAATCTTTTATACGATCACTCATGACGATTCACCTTACTCTTTGCCTTGAAAATATCCTTTTAAGTAAGACTTGATAATTTCACGGTCATGATCGGTCATAGGCTTGCCATTGTAAGAATGGGCATTGTCTAATAGCTTATCTAGGTCAGCGTCAGAGGTGCTTGCATTAGGATGTGAAGAAACACCAGCTAGGTAGTCAAAACTAACATCTAATTTAGTTGCTAATTTCTTGAGTGTATCAATTGATGGCTCATTTCTTCCGAGCTCCCATCCTGAGACAGTTGTAGATTTAACATTTATTAATTCAGCTAAATCTTTTTGAGTGTAATGTTTATTAAGTCTTGCATTTTTTATGCGTTCAGCTAAGTTCATAAAAGCCTCCTTACACAATTTAACTAGGTTTCTATACATTGAGTATAGTTCTTTTACACAAAAAAACTAGAAAATTAGTTAAAAAGTGTTGCAATTATACAAAGCGTGTACTATACTTAACGTGTACTTGAGATGAGGCAGGTGATTTAAATGAAGTTTACCGTCAAACAGGCTCGCGAATATGCTGGATTAACTCAACAAGAGGCCGCTAAGCAATTAGGTATAGCTCTTGCAACTTATCAAGGATATGAGTGGGGCGACGTAGAAATGCGAATCGGAATGGCTAAAAAGTTTGCTAAGCTCGTTTCTATTCCGTTAGCTCAACTAATTTTTTACTCAAAAACTAGTTGAATCGTGTAGTGAAAGGAGAAAAAGATGAATGATTTAGAATTCTTTGACTTTGAAAACCAGCCAGTCAGAATTTCAAAAATTGAAAATGAACCATGGTTTGTTGGCAAAGATCTAACTAATATTTTGGGCTACACCCATGGTGCAAGAGACATTAATTCTCATGTGGCAGATGAAGACAAGCTGAAGTCCCAAATTAGGACTGCAGGTCAGATGAGAGAACAAATTTTAGTCAATGAATCAGGCTTATATAGTTTGATCTTGTCTAGCAAGATGCCAAACGCTAAAAAGTTCAAGCATTGGGTCACACATGAAGTTCTTCCAACTATCCGCAAGCATGGGGCTTATATGACAGATAAAAAGATTGAAGAGGTCTTAACCGACCCTGACACAATCATCAAGCTTGCTACTCAGTTGAAAGATGAACGTCAACAAAGACTGATTGAACAGCAGCTGAGAAAGGATGCTGAAAGCCAAGTTCACGAAATGAAGCCTAAAGCCTTGTTTGCTGATTCGGTGGCGACCAGCAAATCAACCATTTTAATTGGTGAACTGGCAAAGATCCTGCGAGGTAACGGTGTAGACATTGGAGCAACGAGACTTTTCAAGTGGATGCGTGCAAATGGCTACTTGATCAGCCGCAAGGGCAGTGATTGGAACATGCCGACGCAGAGAGCCATGAACTTGGGATTGTTCAAGATTAAAGAAACAACCATCAATCACTCAAACGGCTCTACTTCAATTAGTAAGACCCCTAAAGTGACAGGAAAAGGCCAGCAGTACTTCGTTAACAAGTTCTTAAAAAAACAAGCTCCAAAGCTTGTAGCTGATAAGAGCGGAATTAAGGCTGAGGACCAAAACGGCAATATCATTGGCGCAATTAATTCAGATGGGTCTGGATATATCGCATAAATGGAGGCGATAGCTATGGATGACCTACAGCACGGTATTTATCGCATGGTAGCAAGGGAAGTGGCAAGAACTCAACCAAAAAGAGAAAAGAATTTCCTTAGCAAAAAGGACGCTGAAAAACTGATTAAGAAGTATGCAAGGCAATACACACTTCAAGAGTTCCTGAATGCTACTGAAGCGGCGTATGTTTGCGGTATGAGTCAGACAACCTTTTGGCGATTCAGGCAAGAACACAATGTTCCTGTCCATGTGATTGACGGAATAAAAAGATACAAGCGTTCTGAGCTGATCGCTTGTGTAGAGAAGTATAGCGTACGTGGGTACGCATAGGAGGGCATTATGCCAGATTTGGGCACTACTAAGCTTAATCATGTATTGAGTTATATCTGTAAGGGATTTGAAAAAATGTTGGAGTTCTGTGCCATTGCATTTTTACCAGCAGCTGTCATAGAGCAGTTATGTATCTACGGTGTAACCCATGCAGATCAAGTAATTTCACTGTTAGTTGTGCTTATGCTGATTCTTTCAGCATTTGCAGTAAGAGAAATTAGAAAGATGAAGGAGAAAAAGTGAAGCTATGGCACAAGTTTATCAACCACATATGGGCTATCAACGAGCCGGTAAGTTTAGCGAACGCCAGATTATCCTTGTTGCTCACTCTAATGCTATTGGCGCTCTTAGTGGTGCTAGTTTTGCGGAACTGTCAGTAAATGTAAAGGAATTTTTAGGCATAAAAAAAGCCCTATGCTAGGCAAAGCATGGGGCTACCAAAAAGATTATACCAAGGAGATTATATCATGAATAAAACCAAAAACGAATTAACTCAATTTAATATCGATTTTCCAGTAAATTATAGTCCAGCACGAATCGATTTTAAGGGCTACGAAGAGTTTAAGGCACAAGTGGACCAAATCCACGCACAAGCTCAAGAATACGGCGTGACGCCTGACAATTTGAAAGAAGCTAAGGCTATCCGTGCCAAGCTAAACGCTGCTAGAAAGAAGACTAACCAGCGAAAAATCGAAATTGTTAAACAAGTAGATAAGCCAGTTAATGAATTCAAGGAAAAGATAAAAGAGCTGCTTGCTGAAATTGATGAGTCCAGTGAGATCCTCAATGCTCAAATTAAAGACTATGAGGAACAGGCTCGTAAAGAACGCCGTGAGAAGCGCTTAGAACACATCAAGGCTATGTGTGAGTTAGCCAACATCGATCCTGATAAAATCGAATACCAACCAAGCTGGGACAATAAAACCTACTCAAATACTAAGTTTGAAACTGAAGTTGATCAGCAAATAGCTCTTATTAAAGAGCGACAAAGCCAAATTGCTGAAGCTATCACAACCGTTACTCAGAGAGCTGACAAACTAGGACTACCAAGCGAGCACTGGGTACATGAATTAAAGACGCGATCATTGCCTGACGTGCTAAATGAAATGGATCAATACAAAGAAGACTTAACTAGTATTTCGAAGCAACAACAAAAAACTAAAGTCCAAGAAGCTAAAAGTTTAAAGCAAGTAAGAGACCGCTATATTGACCCTGACACGGGTGAAGTTAAAGACAAGGTAATTACACTCAAACTTGAAGTAAAAGGCACTAGCTGGCAAATGAATCAGCTTCACAGCTTTTTAAAAGATAATGGCATTCAATACCGTGGATTGGAGGGCTAAAAAATGCAGGCAATTGAAGCACCAAGAAATTGGATTGGGCAAATATGTTTTAGTGGCTTGCCACTACTTAATGAAAGTGAATTAAAAACAGCACAGAAAGCCCTTTTTAGCGACTTTATCCAAACCCAGCAAGAGCTAGATCAACCAGATAAAAACCAGCAAGGATATGGATACAAGTACGCTGACCTTAATGACGTGCTAACAGCAATTCAAGGGGCAATTGATTCTAAAGATATTGCCTATATTCAGCAACCTGTAATGGAGGGCGGCAAGACAGGAATTCACAACTATTTAATTAATTCTAAAGGCGCAATTATTGACTTTGGCTCTTACATGATCGACTTAGGGAGTCCTAAGCCACAAGAATACGGTAAGGCTCTTACCTACACCAGAAGATACTCAATTAGTTGCATTTTTGGAATTGCTTCAGAAAACGATGATGACGCTGAAAGTTTTGAATCCAAGCCAGCATTCATGGAGCCTAAAGAAGTAGAAGGCTTAACTATTGCTTATGGTAAAAAACGCAAGCCGCTAGTTGAAGTTTCAGCTATGGCGATGGCTGGAGATGAGAAGGCACAGCAAATACTTTCTTCAAAGGAAAACAAGCCAGCAACCAAGATAGCGATTAAAAGTATCACTAAAATGTACAAATTTGCTGAAAATTTGTTAGCTAAAAAAGATATGGCAGAAAAGAAAATAAACGAATCCAATTCTGTGGATAAAAAAGTTATCCACAAAGAAGATCCATTTGAGAAAGCTATGAAAGCTGCAGGTGAAAAATAGTGGCACAAAGAAGAATGTTTTCTAAAAGAATCGTTGAAAGTGCTCGTTTTTTGAAAATGCCACCTTCAACCCAGGCTTTATACTTTCACCTTGGCTTGCATGCTGATGATGATGGCGTAGTTGAGGGCTACAATGTCATGCTCCAAACAGGATCAACTGAGGATGATTTAAAGATTCTGACAGCTAAAGGCTTTGTAACCGTACTAAACGATGATCTTGTTACATATATCAAT